TGAAATATGACCTAAGGCACCATAGATAAACTTGGCTACCTGAGGTTTCGTGGCTTCCTCAGAAAGTCCACGGGCTATACGGCCATAGATATAGGGCACTTCCAGCCCCTTGATACAATAATGGGTGATATGAGCCACCAGCTCAACATTCTCAATATCGAACTCACCGTCCTCCTTACCATCACGGAACACCTTACAGAACAATTCGATTTCTGCATCGTCGAAGTTCTTGCGCACCTTCTCGACCATCCAGATGTTACGAAAGAATTCTGCACGCAGATTACCATTACGCACTACGGTCTCACGAATCATGTTTAGATGGGTGTAAATCAACTCTATCACCTTTTCCTGAGGACGAATCTTACGAGCTGCCACCTCGTCGAGTTTGTCGGAGAGACGCTCCAACTCACTTTCTATGACGGCATAGTAAATATCTTCCTTCGACTTGAAATAGGTGTAAAGCGTACGACGACCTTTCTTTGAAGCCAAAGCAATGTCGTTCATCGTCGTATTCTCCATACCGTTCATGGCAAATAACTGACGGGCTACGTCAACCAATGTCTGTCTGGTCTTTGATATTGACATTTATATATCCTCCCAAATTTATGCATTGCACAATACTTATACAGTGTGCAAAATTAGAAAATACTTTCCTAATTGCCAAATAATTTGCGCAAAAATGCATCAAAATTGCCAAAAAAGTAAAAAAAGGAGGTAATAATTTTGTTTATTCGAAAAATAATCGTACCTTTGCACCCGCTTAAGAAAATGATCGCGGAGTGGAGCAGTTGGTAGCTCGCCAGGCTCATAACCTGGAGGTCGCATGTTCGAGTCCTGCCTCCGCAACTAAAGGGTCGCAAAGTCCGTTAAATACAGGGCAAGCGGCCCATTCGAGTTTTTTACTCGGACACAACAGGGACAAATATTAATGTATGCGTTGTCTGGCGACAAACAACGTAAAAAAAATGTTTTCCAAAAAGAAAGAAGGTTTTTATTCCAATTCAAAAGTGGTTGACTTCATCCCTCCCCAGAGACATGAAGGCAAAGAGAGTTACGTGTGGTTCTCGCAGGTTGACCCAATGACGGGCAAGATGAAGCGCAAGAAATATATGCTCGACAGGTTCAAGCCCGGGCGTGAGCGTGACGTGGCGGCCAGCCGGATCATTGCCAACATCTACAACATGGTTATGCACGGCTGGAACGTATGGGCGCCAGACAATTCTACCCGCAGCGACTCGTTAGTGGAGGATGTGCTGGAGAATTATCACCTATACATTATTAATATATATAAGAAGAATGTTCTGAAAAGAAAGACGTTTTTCGACTACACCTCTCGCCTTAGAGTTCTCCAGGAGTATCTGGACGAGGGTATTACCCCAGTCAAGTACTGCTATCAGCTGGACCAGTCTTTCTTTGTTGACTTCCTCGATTATCTCCTTATGGACCGCGACCTATCTCCTAAGACGAGGAACAACTACCGAACTTGGTGCAGCACCTTGTGCACATGGATGGTAGAAAAGCGTTATCTTGTAGAGAACCCTGTGCAGTATATTCACCAGCTGCCGGAGCATGGGAAGTTCCGACAGCCTCTCGAGCATGACGATCTTCGCCGGCTTGGCCAGTATCTCGAGGAAAACAACAAGCATTTCCTTCTGGCAGTTATGATGGAATACACTACAGCCATCAGGCCGACAGAGCTCAGCTACATAAAGTTGAAAGATATCAGCATCAGCGAAGGCAGCGTCTTTGTCTCCAGTCAGATTTCCAAGAACCGCAGGGACGGCAAAATAAAGTTACCGAATCGTGTCATAAAGTTGATGATCGAACTCAAAACTTTTGCTCACACAGGAGAAAGTTATCTATTCGGTTCCGGCTTCATGCCGTCGGAGAATCGTGCCGATCCGCGTCGTTTCACGCAGGAATTCAACAAGTGCCGTGATGTACTCGGTTTCCCCAAGAGCTATCAGTTCTACAGTCTAAAGGACTCCGGATTGCGAGATATCGCCAATGCTGTCGGTGTGGAGGTGGCACAGAAGCAGGCTCGTCATTCCTCGGTGGAAACGACGAACCTGTATCTGCAGGGAAGAGGAATGAAGGTGTACGATGTGTTAGCCGACTTCGAGGGCTATCTATAGCTTTATCTCGTGGAAATAGCCGGTCTTCATCCTGTCGACACCATTGTTGGTAGCCTTTATTTCGATTTTTCCGCATAGATATCTCTTGTTGCGGAATACATAGATAGCCGTCGGGTCAGGTACGGATTCGCACAGGAACTGGAAGCATACCTCGTTGTTGGTGTCCACCGTCGTTTCTATCTGTGTGGTACCACGATGCAGCTCACCTATGTAGTGAGTGTTCACACCTGCATTTACCAGAGCCAGAGAGAAAGTCTTGTGCTGATATCCGTTCCTGAAATCTGTCTCGGAGAGAGGAATGCCGTATGCTGGGTCATTGCTTCTCGGTGGGTTGTATGTCGTTTCTTCAACCCAAATCAAGGGTATGACAGAGTCTTCCTCCGTCTCTTCGGCATCCTTGTCTTCCCCGTTCTCGAGGACGTCAGAAACACTGACATAGCCTTTCTCGTCGTAGTCTATACCCTCGTTACCGTTCGGGTTATTCGCTGCAGGAAGGATGAGAAGGCTCTTCCCCCATTGCTGTCTGTAGTATCCGGATGAGTCTATGCCCTTTACCATATAATAGAGTTCGTAGCCCTGCTTCAGCATATTCGCAGGAGCCATCCTGAGGGTAACGAACGATTCGCTGTCTACATCTCTATATAGCGGGCCGAATATCCCGAACGGCTTCAGAATATAATTACCCGTTTCATCCCCTTCGTCGTTCACCTCCTTGCCATAGAAGAAATATCCTTGGTTGCAACTGAATACATGGGTAAACTTTTCTTCCTCTGTCATGTGGGCAAATGCAGAAAGCAGTTCCGTGTATGTCTCATACTCCCAAACTTCAAATTTCTGCAGGACATCTGCAGGGACGTCGTCCAATGTGCGGCCACCTCCCTGCAGGTCGTATTTTATGTTACTTCCTCCCAGATACTCCACTCCGTCATCGTCATAGTTTGTCTTATATTCATCAGCTACCTCGTAAGCGACGTCACGGCTTCGGTCGAGTTCGTTGTTCCGGACGATGCGGACAGTTTTGTTTTCTTCGTCGAAGATAAAGGAGGCGTTGAAAAGGTTTCTGAATTCATCAAGGAATGTGGCTACCGACCAGTGGGGAAGAGCGTATGCGATATTCTTTGTCTGTCTGACATTGGCAATGATGAGCTCGTTCCAAGGGGACGTGTCGAAAACGTTGTCTTCTATTTTGTAGCCTACATACTCCAGGACACAGCGAAGCACCATCATCAGGTTTGGCTGCACTGCGATATCCATCAGAGCCGTGCAGTCGTTCCTGTAATAGTCCTGGTCTCTGTATACGGTAGGTGTAAAATTGACGATGACGTCATTGTCGATATCGTAGGTCGGCATGAATACATATTGGTATTTGTCGCCTACATATCCCTTCTGTCTTATTTCGTCACGGACATACACCATTTCAGATTCCGGGATATATGAATGGTCTGACATATGCTGGTATTTCGCGTCGACAACAGGATAGGAGTCTATGCGGTCCAGGTAGATGCTATACAGTTTTGACTTATACTTCAGGTCACGATATCCTCCGAGGATCTGAAGTTTGACAGTCGTCTCCGTCACCTCCGTTACCCTTCCGCTTCCTCTTACCAGCAGCAGATTGTCAACGTAGAGGATACAGTCATCATACGACTTCAAGTCGGCTTTCGAGACATCCATTCTATGCAGGTTCGCGAAAAGGGCAGCATTTTCAGGAATGGACATCGGGAAACTGACGTCCATCGTGTATGATCCACCGTTTTTGAGATATGGGTTTTCCTTAGTCACCTTAATCTCGGACTTGATATCGGGGTATCCTATTTTCCCGTTTATATGACACTGTATCATAGTTTCTTCAGATTTTCATAATGTTTCAGCTGTATGTATAATCCATTAGGGCCGTCCATGACAACATAGCAAGGCTGTGGTTCGGAGAGTCGGTCACGAAGGGAGTCTGCAGCATTCTTCAGACTCTCTACAGACTGTCGCATCTCTTCGTTGTCGGTAGTGACGTTCACGATGGGGGCGATTGTGTTATTGCCGGTACCGAGCTGTCTTGCGATATCATCTTGGGAAAGGCTGCCAACAGTGTTGTTGCGCTGCGCACGGTCGATGAGTTCCAGGAGAGGCATCACGTTCGGGTTTTGGACAGTCTGGTGATTTGCCACGAACTCACCTTCATGCACTACCCCAGCCTCGCGGCGGTACCTGCGTCCACCGGTGAAACCACCTTCGTAGTAACCCTTTTTGGCCTGTTGCTGAGCTTTCTTGGCAACTGCCATCTGCATTGCGCCTTGCGCTGCAACGAGAGCAGTCAGAGGAATGGCCCATGGGTAACCGGGGTTCTTCCACAGCTTGGCTATACCAACTGCTGTGTCTGCAGTAATTTCGAGGATCTTCATCTCGAATTCTCTGTCAGCGTATTTTGATTTGATTTTTGCTATTTCTTTTTCTTTCTTTTTCTCAAGCTGTGTGGTATTGCGTCCGGCTTTCTGTGCAGCTTGGATTTGTTTGTCGTAACGGCTTTCAACTTCTGCTATCTCCGAGTTTTGCATTGCGGAGAAAAGGGAGCTTATAGATTGCATGGTTGCTCCGATCTGCTGATATAGCATATCGTTTATTTCACGCTGGCGGTCGGAAGATTCTTGGGCAATCTGCTGTTTGCGTTGCTGATATTCTTCAAAGCTAATGAGGTCCTGGGCATACATAGCTTCGTTTATCTCCACTTGTTTAGAGAATGTATCTGCCTCGTTGAAGGATTTATTCAGTTCGTCCAAACGTTTCTTTTTGTCATTGACAAAATCTTCAAATTCTTTCTCCAATATCGCGGCATCAGCCTTCTGCGTATCTCCTCCAAATTTCTTGATAATTGACAGGCGCTGTTTGAGATAGTCCATCTCTGCCTCTTTTTTCTTATTGTTATAATCCTCTTCTGTGCCGAGCTCTCCTCTAAGATACAATTGCATCATTGCTATTTTATCAGACTGGTACGCGTCGTCCGCTGCAGCCAGTTCTGCCTGCATCTCTTCATGCTGTTGGGCGTATTTACGGTTAGCCTCTTTAGCAATGCTGTCAAGAATAGCGTTCTGGGTGTCAACGGTTGACTTGCCATATTTCTGCTGTAACTCCAGAACTTGCTGATGATAATTCATCTCTCCCTCGAAACTTCTCTTGTAAAACTCATCATCGTCCATCTCCATTGCCTCATGACTCATGCGTAATTCCAGCAGCTGCTGCTTCCTGTTCTCTTTCAGAGCCTGAAGGCTGCTTTCGTATGGGTCCTCAGTCTTACCGCTGCCACCACCCTTAGGTGTAGGAGTATATGTCGGACTCCCCGGATTTTGTGGGGTGTCGCCTTTCGGCTTTTCGCCCTCCAGTGCTTTTCTCTGATTTTCCATCATGTTGTTAAAAGAATTACCAAAAGAGACTGCCTCTTGTGATTGCTGTCTTATTCCTTTCACAATTTCCAACTTTTTATTATACTCTTCAGTCTGTTTTTGATGTTCCTTTGTTATTTGTTTTTGGAAGGCGACTTCAGTATTTGAGTCTTGTGCCTGTGGACCTTGAGTCTGAGCCCATCTATTTAGGAATGTCCCACCTTTTTTCTCGCGATCGCGAGAGAGTCGCATCCTTTCATCGTACTCTAAGTCGTTTTGGAACTTTTCCTTTTCAATCTCCTTTAGTTTGTCTTCCGCTGCTTCAAGACGATATTTTTCTAACAACAGTGCGTTATAGTTCGCGAGAGCATTTGCGTTCTCGTTATATTTTCCTGTTGTCTCGTCCAGTTGCCCGTTATACCCCGGAATAATTGAATTAAGTTTCTCAATAGCTTCTTTTCTTTTGTCGAGTTCCAGGTTTTGATCGCGTGCTTTTTCGACGAGGAGGGCGATTTCTGCCCGCTCTTCTGCGGCACCTTTTATAGCTGCAGACGTAAGCTCGTTGTTTAGCTTTTGCTCTGCATTAGCCGCCCCTATGGATGATACGAGTTTGTATATTCCATAGGTAAGACCAATAACCAGCGTAGTGACAACAGCTATTGGATTCTTCATCAAAACCTCATTCCAAAGGCGTTGCAATGCAACAGTCTTTGTGATTGCTCCGTTATGAGCAAGGATTGCTAAAGTTTGTGCTTTCTTTATGGCAATCAATGACCTTGCGACTGCAGCCTGTGCTTTGTCAAGAGCCAACGCTGCAGCATCGATAGCTATCATTCTCTTACTCCATAGGGCATGGAGTTTCTTGACGGCCAGATATTCCACAAGAACAGCTGTAATTTTTGTAATAGCACCGATATTCTGGTATGTGAAGTTAAGAATAACGGATAATGCTTTAATAAACAGGGACGATGCATTGATGGTGTATTTTACCACAGGTAGCAATTTTTCCCCCAATTCTATTGACAATTCCGAGAATTTCTTTTTGGCCTTGTCAATCTCAGCCTGTACGGTATTGTTCATGGTGGAATACTCCTTCTGAACGCTGGTACCTTCCGCATAGGCCTTAGTAGCAAGTTCCTGACGGGCACGGACGTCATCTATCTTATCTGCCAACGTAGACAGCACGCCAACGGCACGGCTGCCGTCCAACCCCATGTCGTCGAGCATCTTCATCATGGTCTGCGGTTCTGCACGCTTCAAGGAGTCTGCAAGTGCAAGAATGGCACCATTGGCATCCTCTTTCAGGAGTTTCGAGAATTTTTCGATATCCATGCCGGCAATCATGGCGAATTTTGCAGTATCTGTCTGCATCTTGGTAAGCATGTTTCCGAAAGCTGTTGCAGCCATCTCGTCACGAAGCAGGTTCTCATCCATGACGGCACCGAAGCCCATTATCTGAGCCTGTGTCAGCCCCAGCTGCTTGCCGAATCCGGCTACTCGCGCAGTAAAATCTACAAGGTAGCCTGCTTGTGCTGAAGAGTTCTGTGCCAATTCGTTAATAGCAGAGCCGGTTGCCAGCATGGCACCGCGAAGTCCCATTCGTTCATCTTCACCGAACGCCATTGCCAATTTGCCCACCTTATCGATAGCACCTTCGCCAAGGTCGTCACCCAAGGCAACCTTGATCATGTTGCCAGCTTCGACAAAGTCAAGAATGTCCTGTTTGGACGTTTTGCCAAGTCGTCCAGCTGCTCCAGCCAGTTCGTTTAACTCTTCCCTGCCAGTCCTCGTATCTATTTTCTTAAGGTCCTCGTTCAGTTCCCTGATGGCAACGTCTGACAGTCCAGTATACTTGCGTGTGTCTGCCATTGCCTCCTCCATCTCCGAGTAAGATTTTACGGTTCCTCTGATAGCGAAGGACATTCCTGTAATGGAGGATATAAGGAGTGTCAGACCTCCCCAACTGTCATTGAGGAATTTTGAGAAGCGCTGCCATTTCGTTGCTTGTATTTCTGTAGCAGCGTTCATTTTTAGCATTTCTGCCTTACATTCTCTTATTTTGGCTGTTATCAGCTGCCATTCCCTGGATCCTTTCTGGACATGTCCGGAGCGAAGCTCTTTGTTAAGGGCTTTTACCGCCATATTCAGTTCCTTATATGAACTGTTTGCGACATTGTTAATGGTCGTCCCCAGCCCCTTAACAAGACGCTGATACTCCATAAGGCGTTTTTTTGAAGCATCTATAGACGATTGCATTTGCCTAGCAGCCTCGCGGTCTTCCTTCTTTAGCGAGGAATAAAGTCTTTTTTGACTTTCCACGAGTGCGTCGTGATCCTTCTGCATTTTATTCATCGTCGACTTAGCTTGCGTACCATTAACTATAATGTCGGCTATCAAAGTTTCTCTTTTTTCCATAATAAAAGCGGTATAATTGTTTTTGCAAATATACCGCTTATAATGGAAGTATGAAAATACGATTAATTTTCTGAATTACACCATTCTTCAAATATTTTTTCTGCTTTCCTTGATACATCGTATACGGATAACCCGTAGACGGTTTTGGTAGAACCTGTTTGGATATTCTTTAGGCGCATTGCGTATTTACTTCTTTTTGTCTTAAAAGCATCCTCTACAATGTACTTGCCTTCCTCTCCTACTACATCGTGAATGTAAGAATTCCATGAGCAGGAACGTCCGGAGTGTAACGGTTCTTCTTTAAACATTGAAGGAACTGCCCCGCATGTCCAATACACAATTAGTATAATGGCAATTAGTGTTGATATGCTCAAGATGATACTCATATTACATTCTCCTTATCCTTATTAAATGCAAAGATAGGAAATCTTTTGGAATTTTCCAAATTTTTCCTCCTAAAAAAACAAAATAGCCCTGCCCTCCCGGGCAAGGCTTAAAGAGTCCTCTGACATGTATGATTAAAAACAATAAATAGTATAACACAAATCTATAACTAAAAATCCATTACTACTTTATTTACGATTATTACTGCTTCATTTGCGATTCTTCAGTTTTATGAGCCATGCAATGATAAAGCCTAACACCAGGAACCAGAATCCCTGACGTACGCGGTCAAACATGGAAGGTCTCTTCTCGACGACCGTTTTATTGTCCTTCATCTCTTGGATGGCTTTGTTCCTTTCGTCTATGGCTGCCTGAGCGACGGCCTTGTAGAAGGCAGTACTGTCGCTTTTGTGGTTGATATGCTCAGTGTCGCGCCATTTCTCTTTGTATATAACATTCCCTTTTTCATCCTGTACGATGACAGTAGAATCCTTTATTCTTAGAGAGTCAATGATGGACAGCTTTGTGACTGTCGAATCTTTAATACGGACAGAGTCCTTTATCCGGACAGAGTCGCGGATATCCGTTAGCTGCTGGATGCTCTCGTGCGTCGTCTTACAGCTATAAAGCCCAAGTAGAGCCAACAGCGGAATAATGAACAAAAGTCGTTTCATAAACCAAATACTTCCTTGAATGAATTAAGATATTTCTTTCTGTCCTGAAGGCCGTTATAACCGCCGTTGATACGTCTGGTCAGACCGTCGACATCATCTTCATCCGCCCAACGGTTGCAGTCGTTATTCCACCAGAAGAACATGGCGGACTTAAACGCTCCCGGATTCTGTGCCAGCCATTCGGGATGGCTCATCAGGTCGCCCACGCAGAACTCCGAGACGGCATACTCCTTATAGTTGGCACGCCCCGTGGTACCTATGATGCCACGCCCCTTGAACCGCCAGCCGTCACCCGATGCCTCGTTTCCGTTTCCCATGCGGTTGGCGTATACGCGGTTGGCGATCATCTGCGGCTTGTGAGCATAGCGCTGTGCGGTATTCGCGTCGAAGTACTTGGGGAACACCTGCAGCAGCCGCTTGGCGGAATAGTTCATATTCTCCTCGACGGCACTCAGTGCACCTGACTCATGCCAGCACTGGGCGAGGAAATGGACGACCCTCAGGGGTGTGTCGATGCCGAAGCGCTCACCCCACTTGTTGAAGGTAGCGACGAACTCCGTAAGTCTCTTGCGGTTGGTTATTGGAACCGCATCCAGTATTTGTGATTCCTTGATAATCATGATTCTTCCTCCCTCTTCTTGATGTACTCTCCTTTGTCGTTAAAGTCCTTGAAGCGTTTGATAAAACTCTTTGGGAATATGGGAATTACGGCATTGGCATTTTCCATAATGGATATTGCCTCACGCACCAGCATATATGTGCAAAGATACGTTCCCATCCAGTCTGTAGCCCCAACGGTTTTGCCGTTGACTGTGAAGTTCGTCAGGATGTTCGTCAGAATCAGCAGCAGGATATACACAGCTATTTTCTTCGAGAACTTTACCCAGAAACTTTCACTTGACGCATCCTTATGCACTAAGTGCTTCAGTATTCCCAGGGCCGTGTCTACGACTACAGCCACACCAATCCATTTGGCGAACTCCCAGTCCTGGTACACGTATTTCATAATCTCAGCTCCGATGCTGAGAGGCAATGCCACCAAGAGGGAAAATAAAGTAATGATCTTCATGTCTTATTTGCATTTAATTTACAATGCAAAGATAAGATATAGCATTGGAAAATGAAAATACGGCAGGGAGACCTGCCGTATTGTAATCAGTCATTCATCAGTATGCGTCCACTGTTTTGCAAGTGACACAGCATAATTGCACCAGGCATTGTAGTCGTCGTATTCCTTTGAGTCGTCACTGTAGTCACCGTTATTAGCATGGCGGTGAATAGCCAGTTCCTGAGACTCGGAATATTTCGAGCGGATGATAGCGTTTGCCAAGTCGCCGTAATTATCCGGGTTGCTGCATGGCATAACTGTACCTCCGTCCGTCTCCGAACCTGTGTACTTGTACGCTACAGGCCACGGTTCCGGCTGCTCTTCACCTTCGCCGTGGGCGCCTTCTGGTGTGTAGTTTTCAACGACCTCTTCATTGAGGTAACCGATAATGTGCGAGCTGTCGTATACAGAATACGTCCTTTGCTCTTTGTAATAACATGTTTTTTTCATACTATGTAAATTTTACAAAAGTTTGTCCGTTCTTGCCCGTAAACTGCTGGATAACAGTGGGACATGGAAGGTCTTCTATGGTAAAGTCGTTTCTTGCCTGGTCTATAAGTATTTTAGAACCAGTAAAGCTATAGTATTCGGCATCCCGTTCCGTCGGGTTTCCGTGTTCGTCTTTTCTTTTCTCGAATACGTATGTTTCCTCACCTCCTTGCTCGAACGTTCTGAGGATTTTCTTAAAGCGGATAGCCAGAGCTGCGTTAGCCCTTGTTTTCTCAACGGTCTCCTGCTGTCCGTCCGAGTTCTCGACCTGTACCAGGACCTTTTCTTTGTCTATTTTGGAGTCAACGATTTTGTAGTCCAGAAGTAAGATTTTCTTTTTATCTTCATCCTCTTTTGTGATGACAGACGAGAATTTCACCTTTTGGTTTCCATTCATGTCAGACCAAGGAGCACGTACACGGCGTGACTTGATTATTTTTCCCAATGATTTTTCCATTCCCAGTGTCTTAAATAAATGTATACAATTTGCATGCTTGGCGTACCCGAAGCGGGAAGCCAGCCTTATTCTAACTCTCTCTTCATCATATCCTTTCTTCCTGAGTGCATGTATTCGTCGCGCCAGTTCCTGCTTGTTTTTCTTGCAGGTTCCGACATGTTCGTGGAAAAACACGTAGCCAATCAGACGTATGCCTTCCCACGTCGGACGTACATTATAGTCTTTATTGATAGTACAGTGATAATCCCGCGTAAGTACCATAATAGAGAGCTCTTTGCAGATATGCAGGAACGTCTTATCCGCGTGCATAATAAGGATATTGTCGACGAACCTGTAATAATGTAGGAGTCCTTCATTGGCGTACATTCGGAACTTCGCTGCTAGATACGAAGGACCGCGACATAATTCCCGGTATTCCTCTGGAGTAGTTGCTGTAACAATTTTTCCCTCGATGTACCTCCGTGTCCAGTACGCCATCTTTTCGCAGTCCGAGGCAATGTCGAAGAAGCGCATTGCCAGTCTGTCAAAAGGTGCCAGATATATCTGACCGAAGATCTGCGCCACCTTGATTCCTAGAGGAGCACCACACGGGTAGCTGTCTACGACCTTGAAGAGGAATCTCCTGAACTTGCCCGGTTTTACTTTCCTCCTGATAACATCCTTCAGTATGATATGATCCATCAAGGGGAAGTAGTGGTGAACATCCATTGGAAGGTTGTACATCAGTTCTTCCTGGGGGAAACGATACAGTTCGTTACGGACGAATTTAAAGAGTGCATGAGTACCGAGCCCAGGCTTGACTGCTGGGGCTCTCCAAGAGGAATAGTCGTATAGTGACTTCTCGTAAGGCAGCATTGTAGCGCTCTCCAAGACATGGTCTCTTATAGGAGCCTTTGCCAGTTTCCTCACCTTCTTTTCGTAGATAATCTTTGACTTATAGCCAGATGGAATCCACGTCTCGTCGATGATGAGCGCCACGACTTCTTCCAGATTTTTCTGAAGATTCCTGTCGTATGCCTGTACGTAGTCACGATCATGTTTCTGGTCGGAGTAATTGTCATAAGCCTTGTAGGCGTTATGTAACGTCTCATTCTCCGCACTGTCGCTGATTCTGCGCATCGCGGTGTCTCATTCTTAAAGGATACGATAAGGTGTCTAAGTGGGCCTCGGTCGGGATTTGATTGCGGTGTCTTCTGCGGTGTTTAATAGGCGGTGTCTCGGGATTTAGGTGGTCTGCAATGTCCACCGACAGGTATGCCGCTCGCATGATGTTGTGCTACGAGGCTCGCTGCCATCTTTCTATGTGTTTGACCAATGGGTCAGGCTCACTCCTTTTATGATAGTTTACACGTCGCAGTGGAAAGCCCCCAGGTTCGCATTGGCGTTCGAGACCGCATTGTTGCCATTGAGGTACAGTGAGCCAGCGTTGCCGCCATTGTTAGCATTGCCCAGCAAATTAGCCGCACGGAGCCCGTCTAAGGAGATCTGCCCGCAATCAAATTGCGCTGCAAAGGTATGCATTTATTTTCATTCCAACAAGTCAAAGAGCGATTTTTTTATTTTTTCCGCCCCACTTATGTAGGGCGGAAGGTGTACTTTGCTCTCTTCGAGAGCCTAAATTCCTCAGCTTTCCTGGCACCAGAATGGCTCCGTTGTGAACGCCTCTGCCCATTCGCAGAGGAAAGCCCCCAGGACCGCATGGGCGTAAGAGACCGCATAGCTGCCAACGAGGAACAGTGAGCCAGCGTCGCCGCCATCGTGAGCATAGCCCAGCAAATTAGCCGCACGGAGCCCGCTATTAATATGCGGATTGTAATAGCCGTCGCAATAGTATGTCGAAACTGATGCTCCCAGTTCAATTCCCGGGAAGAATGCCAGATTCTTCATCGTGTAATTCTTACTGTACAGCCAACCGTTTCCTGCAGGACCGGTAGCAATATGCGTCAGTCCGGATGTCGAATCCAGATTCATCAGAGAGCCATCTATGTTATTATTAATAAACAACGACTGCGAGTAGTCTGCATTAGCGCTCAGCAGCATATTCTCGGAGATGGCGCCAAGATACTTGTAATCATTCTTCAAGCCATAGAACGAAGGGATGTTGTTGATGGCCTTAGTTGCCCCGGCTTCCTCTATGGTCGTGCTGATGAGACCTGTCAAGTCTCCCTGATCGATGCCGACGTCAAGACGAATGTATGGGTTATAACCGAAATTGGAACCCCAGTCGTTAGGCATATCGATACCTTCTCCTGTACCGCCTTGACGTAGGCCATCCTCGTCATAGAGAGCATTATAGGAGGCCTGAATGTTACGGTTGCCGAAGATAACGCGTTTCAGAGCTGCAGTAACGTATTGCATAGTGCGTTCGTTCGCAAACCACAGAGTACCGTTACGACGAGCAGCGGCACGGAAGGTAGAGATATTGATGTTAGTAGCCGGCTTGCAGAGTCCGGACTTGTATGTACTGTCCTGAGACGAGTCGTTGTTACACCCACGATACTGGGCTGTCGAGTTGACGGCACTCTTAAGAATTGAGTTCGTGCGGTCCATCGCAGCATAACCGGCACAGCTACGACTGCCGACAGGGATGTAGTAGTTCCAGAAGCCCTTGCGTGGTCCACCTATGGAGAATGTCTCGTATTCATATGTATCATCCTCGTATTTCTGATAGTACATCGGGACATCCCACCCCCACTGGTAATGACCTGCTGCTCCGCTAAGGTCGGCATCAGCCCCGTTCTCTTTCTTGAGATGAGTCGATGCGGACAGCTTCTCTCGAGAGTGGTCATTTTGTACGAGGTAGCCGCCAAGGCCTACGCTCTTGGCAAAGGAACGTCCAAAATCGAGGTCTCCCACGGCTTTCCCGACGGGCGAAGAGTTACCTTTCTGCCATCGACGTCCGAACCACACCACACCTCCGCGTATGGAGCTGACGGCAACTAGTCCTACCTTGCCAGAATCGGTATTACACCCTATCAGATGAGTGTCTTTACCAACGTTCAACGTCTCCAGATCCACTGGTCTTACGTCTGTTGCTTCGTTTCCGTTCATACTTATTTCCTTTCTATAATTTATGAGTTAATAATATTCTGATGCTATATCCTACAGCGACACCTGCAACAGTAAGCAGAAAGTCTATATAGTCGGGCTTACCACCCCAGAGGTAGTCCTTCAGTTCGAGTGCACCTGCAACACCTACGCCAGCGTATGCTGCACAGTACATGTTATCGGCACCCATTCCAATGGCGACACCTCCGGAGACGTGATGTATGCGATGGCTCTCCCATATCCATTCAATTATCTTCTTCATCTTCCTTTCCATAGGACTCTAGTGCGTCGATGATAGCTGGAGTACACATCTGCCGGGCATAATCCATCAGCAGCTTGTACTCATCGTCCTCAAGTTCGACATCGTCTTTAGAATTATATATTTTCAATGCCAGCGCATGAAATGCGATGCCTTGCCCATGCTGGTAAATACTATTGGCAAGATTCTTCTTAATATCCTGCCGTGTTGCCATCTTATGTTCTACGTCCGTAAAGATGGTGATGTCGGAAAAGTTAATTTTAACTGTCATGTCATTTTATCTTTAAGAATCCGTTTTCTAAGTAAAGCTCGTTGGTGTTAGCCTCGCTGTAGGTTTTGAAGTCAGATTTGTTCGCTGTGCCGTAAATCTTTCCTCTTGCTACACCTATGCGTAAGGAAGCTCCGTTGTTATAACACCATTCAATCCACGCTGCCAGGCTATTGATGTTTGTTTTTATCCAGTTATATGTCGTTCCTGAATTAACGATATCAAAACCTCCTGCATCAATTTTGACATTTCCTTTATTTCCTGCAAACAACGTCAAGTCGCCTCCTATATATTGGAGTCCCCCTTGATATGTACTGCCATTGTAGAACTGAACGCCTTTTGATACTGTCCAGGATATCGAATTAATCGTAACCTTTTTATCGTTAGGTGTTATCAGCATGTGCAGTCCGCTTGTTGGACCTACGCTGATATCTCCCTCTATAGACCCTTGCTGTGCAGTAATCTTTCCCTTAAACTCTCCGTTTGTTGCCTTGACGTATCCTTCGATATGTGCATTCGTAGCATAGAAAGAGCCGTCTTTATATACACGGTACGGTGCGGACTCGGCTATGCTGTCGTTAATGGACGTGCCGTTTGATCCAGCCCAGAACCGGATATTGCCGTCGCCTTTCAGTCCTGCCTGTATTTCGTTGCTCGCGTCGGTGATGACGAATTGATTACCGCTGCCGAACTTAATAACCGCATTAACGGCAATTAGCAGCGAAGTGTAAATTGGTCCGACGCCAGACAGAAGCTCCCAGTGATTGGTATCATTCTCCGGGGCTGTCGTCGAGGTGTATGAGTCTCCGGAATAAGAATCTTTCTTCAGGCGGTAGAATCGCCAGCCGTCAGCAGAGACGGACGTAGCTACAGCCCGTCCGACGACGTCGATGTAGCCGATGGCCACATTTTTACCTTCGTCGTTACGATATACTGTACCCGACTTCCATTCACTTACTCGTGTAGAGCACCCCTGCAGTCCTTTGTCGCCTTTGTCACCTTTGTCGCCCTGATTTCCTTTGTCGCCCTTGTCACCTTTGTCACCTTTATCACCTTTGTCACCCTTAGCTCCAGTGTCGCCTTTGTCTCCCTTATCGCCTTTGTCACCCTTTTCTCCTTGGGCGCCGTCCTGTCCGTCAGCTCCATCTACTCCGTCCTGACCATTGCTGATAAAGGGGAAGGTCTCCTGATCAAGTGTTGTTCCTGACTCGTCCAGCAGTTCAATAGGGATATCGTTCCCGTCGAATAAAGACTGAGGGATGGACGATCCAGGAGTGAGCGTTCTGACTGTACTGCCTATCTTATAGCGAAGCACGAAACTATCGGGAAGGTCTGACAGTTTTACGCGTCCAGTCTTCTGGGTTGTTCGGAATATGTCAACCGTGATACTGGAGTCTGAAAACGTATTAGTATTCGGGTCGTAGCCTATATGTGTCGGAGTCGTTATGATTTCGTATTTGGCCACACCGACTACTTTACTGATATTCATCACGCATTGGTATTCCTCGCCCATGTATGTGACGGCTATCGTAATGCTACCTTTGTCAGCAGAGATAGAAGTGACTGTCACTTTGTTGCCGGAAATCGAAGCTGTTACGTTTTCTCTCGACTTGATGCGCCAGGACAGCGCGTTGTCATCGATACGCCTGCTTCCGACGTAAAGGGATGCGTTCGCTGTGCAATAGCCGGTGACGAGATTTCCTGCACCATCAAATACCATGATGTCGTTATTGTTGTCCAGACGTGCAAAGGCATTGTCCCTTCCCTTTGCTCCGTCACGAGTCATACGAATCCAGTAATCTTCGTTGACTGTCTCGTCGAGAATGATGTATCCACCATTCTCTGTGACGATAAAGTTTCCGTTTTCGTCAGTCAGCAGTTGGCGGAACGGTGGGATGCCCTTGCAGGCTTCCTTGCACATAAAGGTGCCGTTGTAGAACTCTACAATGTTGTTCTCGAGCACGTCCAATTGCGACGTCCAGCGCCCGATGGGCTTGATCTGCAGCGTATCATCTATCTGGACAATATCCTCTACATCCTGGATATTACCCTTCTCGTCATAGAGCATAATAAGAAGGTGCCCGTTCGTGAAAAGCCCTTCAGTGATGTCTATTACATCACCGTGGTGGTGATGTGTCGTACTGTTGCCCACCTTTATCCATCCGAGGCTGTCTCCGGTTATCTCGCTGCGACTACTCTTGCCCGACAACGCACGATAAGCCTGCAGCGTTAACCTGTTCGGTTGGTAGGTCTTGGTAGGGATGTCGTACTTGATAACATCGTTGGAAAGTTCCAGCCACAGTTTGTCTCGCCCATAAAGTTTCTTGAAACTGAAAGTCTTGCCGTAATTGCGGTTTCTGTATGATGCTACAGCATATACCTCTGCCTCGTCTGCAGACATTGACGTAACTGTTACCTCTCCAGTCGAAGAGTTTACGGTTGCTGTGCATCCCTTCATTTCCGCAATGCTCCATGAGACATCTTGCGTTACCAGACGCATGCCGTCGTACAGCCTGGCTATGGTAGAAGGAAGTGTTCCTGTGATATTACCCTGCTCGTCGGTCTGTACGGTGTCAGTATCGTTTGTAAGCGCAATGGCCACCATGTTTTCACCGTCGCGTCCGTTGGTAATCTCTCCGACGTCCAGCAGCAGTTCCCAGTCCTCGTTCGTTTCCTCGTCAAGGATGATGTATCCACCTGTTTCAGTAATAACATAACGCCCTTCGTGATCCTGCAGCAGTTTCATTGGGGCGTTGCTGGTCTGACGCTTGGAGATATACAGTTTGTTGTATAAGTTGACGATATTACTTACGCCATACGGTACCTTTTCGCTGTTCCAATGCCCTTGAGGAGAAATGGATTCGGAGAAAATCCATTTTACCCAGTAGCTTGATTCTCCGGGAGGTTCCCCGACGATGCCGTCATCACCAGGATATACACACCTCCATGTAATGCCGTTCTTTTGTGTCAAGTCGTTCAGGTAATAGCGAGTGGCGCTGTTGTACTCCCCTTGGTTGGGATATTCCGTCACAGGACGTCCCCAGCTGTCCACGCGCTGCAGGGTACCTGCAAAGTATATGCTGCCATTAATCCATAGCGAATACTGTCCGGCTTCAGGCACGTTAAAGGCACTTTCGATGAGTGGCGTATTCCCTACCTGGAATGCAATATTTGCCAGTCCTTCGTCCCATCCTGTCATACCTGTCAGCATACGGGTGTATGTAGTGGTGCGGTATTGGCAGCTCTGGCGTGCACTGTCGGTCGGATGCGAGTACTGGGCGAACACCATGTGAGCCTGTGGATGCTGACCGCCACGCACTCCGCTGGATGCACCATCGTCACCCTGCCAGTAGTCTATACCGTTTACTCTCACCACGGGGCGAAGCTCGTAATGGAGGATCTCGTTGTGCACACCACTGACTCCCGTAACTACGAAGTAGCAGGTATAGAACCCGGAGAATGTTCGTCTTCCCTTACCGTCATCTGCCGTCTGGTTGTCATTCCATCCGTCCAGGCTGTGGAAAATTCCCTTGCAGCGGTCTTGTACTTTAAGCGTGCCGTACTCGCCTTCAACCAAGTGAAGGACGATGGTGCCGGAATTCAGTTGGTTTCCAGACCTGTCCGTGTCGATCTGTACGGATTCTATCTCTCCTCCGCCGTTCGTCTGCCATTCGTCGCCTACTCTTAAGTCCACCTGGTTATATACCAGCTTCGGCACTTCCAGGAAAGAACGTAGTACAAGTGACGTAGCTTCCATGTTTCCGTGCTTATCGATACGGGCGCCCTGACCTCCGAGCATGCCGGTGACGAACTGTCCGAAGTCGGCACCCTCCGCAAACTGCGTGTAGGCCATCGATACCAGCCCCTTCAGGAAGGTGATGATACCGTTGGCTTCGTCATCGCGTTCCTTGGAGAGGAAGGGAGAATCGTCGCCCGTCAGGTAGTCGAGCAGCATGATCATCGCGCTGCCGACTCGCGTAGCCGTGTTCTGAGCTGTCTGACGCTCGTCACGGATACGCTCCAGAGCTTGTCTTATGACGTTTTGTATTTCTGACATACTGCAAAATTAGCTTTTTCTCTTTCAGAATGAAAATACCTACCACCGCGACAGCGTAGGGGTGACCACCGTACCCTTGGAGCCCTTCACCTTGACGTTCCCGAACATGGCGCCTACTACATTCGACAAAGTTCCCATGTATGCCTCTCCGTAAAGCGTGACCTCTACTTCTGTCAGCACCTCGATACTGGAGAGATAGCGTGGGGTGAACCAGTCGCGACGCTTGCGGGGTTTCCCCATCTTGTGCGCCTTCCGGTAGCTTTTGTCCAGGAACTCCAAGTCTCCACCGTTTCCCCTGCGATATCCGTTTCCGACTCCTTTAGCCACATATATTCCGTACATCATGAATTCGTGGGCAATCTGAATTTGCCCACCGATATCCGTCACACGCTGGCTGAAGTTGTTATACAGCGTCATGGTGTCGACAATGCCGAGCCGGATGATGTTTTCACGCCATATCGTGACCATCATCTCCGCCCAGGCACGTTCCCATTTCCGCACGTCCTCCTCGGTAACCGGCTTCTTTATCTCACGGCTCCCACTCATCTGCTATATATTCAAGGTTGATGGGTTCAGAGACGTAGAGCGTAAAGAACAGCCCTGTGAGTCCTGACAGGTAGTAGCGTCCTATCTCCTGGTTGGGGATGGACTGCGTGTCGAAGTACATTCCCTGGTCCTTATACTGATATTTGTCACGAATGATGCGCTTCACCAGCTGCATGAACAACTGTCGGCACAGCTCCAGCTGCTGCTGCCGGTCCTCCATGTTGTCATGTTCGTATGCCGACAGGATGAAAACGGTGTAGGCACGGCGCTTGGTGAACTGATAGCCGCCATCGGGCGACGACAGATTCCCCGTGTTCGTGTCGCTGATCGCGATGAAGCGGTCTGCGTCACGGTACTCTTCGAAGATACCCTCCAGATTGTCTGAGTTGGATATCGTCACCGGCATGAATTTCTCGCGTATTGCGAGCTTGTTCTTGGCTGCCAGCTCTGTAAAATAGGTAATAGCGTCAAACATCGTCTATTTCTTTTTGTTCATTCGTTGCTTAAATTCCTCCGACTCCTTGGCCAGCGCGTCCAGTTCCGTGAGTGCGCTCCATGTGTCGGTGTTCAGGATGGCTTCGTTCTTGGTGATGTCGCCCTTGGTGAGCAGACGTATCTGTGCCGTCATTATCTCCTTCTGTGAGGAAGGCGTGCCAGTTTCCTGTCCTTCGCCGACAGGCTTCAGGAAGTGGGGAAACTCGGAAGCGAAACGTTTCTTGACGGCCACATACCAGAAGAACGTGCCAATCATGTGCCATCCCTCGATGGGCGTTGAGTCCTCAATGTCGTAGAGCACGCGTGTCATCTTTTCCAGCAGCTCCTGCTTTCTGGAGGTAAGGTATGCCTGGTAGTAGTTCTCGAGAGTCAGATACAGGCCGAACTTCAGTTTCTTCAGCCACATATCGACGGCCTCATGCCCGCCGATGCTGTGGATGCGGTCTGTCATATCCTCCGGACGTTCCAGATACGACAGTATGTCGAACAGGTCGGGCAGGTATTCCTCACCAAGGATGAAGTATCCCTCTTCCTTTCTGCACAGCCACCCTTCAGCCGTCCTGCGTATCACGGCCATGTTGTTAAGGCGCAACAGTACAGCGGCCTTGACATCGTTCATATTGAGGTCTGAGAGGGTGGCGATTACCTGCAGCACCATGCACAGTTCCTCCTGTGTCAGTTCCGACCATTGCGAGGGGATGTGCATATTCACCTTCCTACATAAAGAAGTATGTGGAATCTTCCTGTTGGTTCTTGAATCCTTCATGATGGCGTGCCTGGTATATTTTCGAGTTCTTATAGGTGGGGATATCCTCTGCATGATCCTCCACGAAGCGTATCAGTTCGTCGAAGAGGGACTTGTGCGGTGGTGTGTTCGCCTCGGCATTGCCGATTAGCGTTCCCATGATACGGAGGGCAATGTCTGCAGCCGATGCGTCAGTTGCGTTCAAGTTGCCGTTGCGGGTACCGGCCACCAGTTCGTTGGTGTATTCGTCGCCAATGGTCTTACGTATCCATCGGTCGGCCTCAATGGTCTGTCCGATACACCACAGCCATTTGTCTGCAGAGTACTCCAGCCATGTAAGGCTCTGCATCTGCGATATCCCCCAGAACAGCGTGCTGATGTTCCGGGATGCCTGAGGTGTAGCGCCCCACCCTTCCTTGGCTATCAGGTCCTTGATGAGCACCTCGATACGTTCGTACTGCTCCAGGCGCATCTGCCGGAGCAGCGCATCCACGCGCTCCTGCGAAGCCGGAGCCGTCGAATCCGTCCTGACGATACCGAAGCCGGTAGACGTCAGCACCAGGTCGAGCGAGCGAGCCGACTGTATGAAAGCTATAATGCACACCAGCGCCTTTACATTCTCCTTGCTCTTTTCCTCTGCCTCCAGCGAATCGACGTAGGTCTGTCCGATGTACGACCTGACGAGACCGTCGTAGGCGCGTTCAAATGCCGTCTCGAGACGAGTGAATACAGAACTGTTGCGTTCCGGCATCTTTGCTGCAGGAACATAGCTCTCGAAAACCTCTTTCGTTATTTCAGTCTTAATTACCATTGTTTCCCTCCCCTGTCTGGTTGTTAGTGTTGCTTTCTACTGCATCGGTCTTTTTGTCGAGTGTGGTAAGAAGGATCATCGGAACGAGGGGTTCCACCTTATCCTCCCATCCGTTAAACCAGATGATGGTGTTATGCACCTTCATCATCATGTCGTGAGGCAGCGTCTCGAGAGCTTGCTTCATGGTGAAGAGCTCGCGTTTGTCGCTGCCCGAGTTGTTCATCTGCGATTTGCCGGGAACGGCACCTGCCAGATTGGGATGCACGTTGTCGCCATAGCAGAGCACGTTAGAGGCCTCTGCCACGTCGTCGTTATATTCCGAACCGGCTTTCGACGTGTCGATAACGTTCACCTTGATATAGTGCTGCTCCTTTCCGTCGAGCATCGACTTGAACTCGCTCCACAGCATCTTGTCGGAATTCTTCGATCCTCCGAGATACGCCTTGAACTCCTTGATGTAGTCATCCTGCATCTCGTAATACTCTTTCGAGCCGAAGGTGATACCTTTCTTCCGTGCTCTGTCCTCCCAGAACTCTGTCGATATCTCGACATGGTACCTGATGTTCTGCCCGTTCTTTATCTTGGCCTTCTTAGCCTGCGTGAGCAGTCCGTAGATATCATACCATCCGTCTATGAACGAAGCTGCCGACGGAGGTATCGGGTAGTATTTACTGCCGACAGTCGGAATCTTGCAGACGATGGCGTATTTCGTCAGCTTGGGAGAGTCGGGCTTGAAGATACCGAGTGGGTCGGGCTCTTTCCCCGTGCGTGCTGCGAGGTCGCCGAAGGGGTCTTTCTCGTCGAGCATAGTGATGGCCTCTATGTGCTTAGGCGCATTGCTATTCTCCCAGTCGGCAAAGAAGACATGCTTGATGTGTCCGCTTTCGTCGGCTTTCTCGAATCGGCAGTGGCATGCCTCCTTGTGCACAATCTTGACGATATTCTTACGCTGCCGGTCGAGGATGACCACCGACACAGCGAAGAAGTAATACTTCATGTCCACTATCTGCTCAGCAAAGAACTCCTTCATGGAATTGCGAAGGAGGAATTTGCGGATATCGGCATCGCGCGTGGGCAAGGGCTTCTTGTCGTTGATGGTGGCGATATCGATATACTCCAGCCCGCGACCGTAGCTGGTCAGCATGTTGAAGTACTTGTTCTGCGCCATCACACCGTTGGCACCTATTTTCTTCTTCACCTGATAGGGAAGCTGGTTTTCTCTTCCCCAGCTCACGACGTCGTAGGTCACACCGCCTACCTCGACAGGGAACGTCTCTACGTTATCGTCGCTGTAGATATCCTGTGACGACTCGAACGGTATGCCGAAGTTGACAGGCAAATCAAACGTAATGTTGTCTTGTATCATGTTCTATAGATATACTGGATGATCGTTCACTTTCATAATAAGTATCGTGCGCACTTTGCGTTTCTCTCCGCTACGCAGGTTCAAGAGGTTGACGGTACCGCCCTGCCACCATGTGCTGATGACCAGCCATCCGCTGTAGTCTATCAGCTCTCCCTTGCTCGTGAGTGCCACAATGCTGACGGGCTCACGCGTGATGATGCATTCGTCCAGGAAGCGCTGCATATCCTTGTAGTATATGGGGCTCTTTACTTTCATGTATCAGTTGAATGTATGGTCGAACGTATTGTCAAAGATACGGCCTGCATGGCCCTGCTGCATCACGTTGTGCTGACGCTGTGAGTAGGTGTAGGTGAATTCGAACGAAGGCATATCGTCGTCGTCGTTGGTGATCTTCGACTGGCTGTCGGAAAGCACCACCTCGCGGCCTATCGTCCCGTCCACCCACAGATAGACTTCCTGAGAGCGGAACAGGTCGTCTGCCCAGTCGGCCATCGGCGTGTTGAGCCATCCTGTATTGGCCTTGAACTGTCGTTCCTCCCTCACCATGTAGTTACGCAGCCGTCCGCTGAAGCGTGCCGACTGTCGGGTATATGAAGAGTTCTTCTCGTGGGTACCAACGCAATGGATGAACTCCGTACATCCGAACGAGTTGATGAATGCCAGCGAAGGAGCCGGCACGCTGCCGTCGTCGAAGATGACGAACTTCTGGTACCTGCTGCCTGCCTGACAACTGTAGCCTATCAGTTGCCCGTCGGGCGACCCCATCAGCAGGTCGATGTTGTCGGGCGACACGAAGAATGCCGATACATTGTTCGTGGTAGCTCCTGCGTTGAGTGTCTGGGTGTAGGTACTCACCACATTGCCGTCGGTCAGATAGTCTGCCGTGACGGTTATCTGGGTGGCGTTGTAGGCGTAGATACGTTCCTCGCGTCCCGGAGCCGTCATCTTCTCACCATTGAGGATGGTGAGGAAATGGTTGGAGAGGAACGCATCGACGGGACCTCCCAAGTCCACGGTACCGAAAAGCACTGTGCTGGGCGTTGTCGTGGTGGTTGCCGTACGCTCGCCTGCAGCATTGAATTCCTTTATCTCCACCACCATCTGCATCGACAGCACCTGACGTGCATAGGGTTCCACCAGTTCCGGCATGTCCTCCAGTCGGATGACGCCTCCGGAGTGGTAGAGCGTCTGCTGGTAGATGGTCTTGGTGTCGCCCGATGCCGTGCAGATAACCGACACCACTGCATGGTCGGCAGTGCTGCCGAAGATGACGTCCTGTAACATCGACGAGAGCTCGAGTGCTGCTGGTTGTTGTATGATTGTTGCCATTGCGAATTTTCTTTTTCGCAAAGATACATATATTATAGTGTTAATGAAAATACACACACGAAAAGGGGCGACCGCTCATGCGTCGGCCACCCCCTAACAAGAAAAGAAATTTCAATAAAACGTATTCAGGTTTTATCCCATACGAGACGTTCGTCCCGTTTCATCAGGCGCCACCCTATATTTATCATATATTCAGTCACTTCGTCTGGAGTTACTTCGCAGATGTCTCTTACGTTGTCGCAGATATCCTGGGAAGAAAATCGACCGGCTATGTTATTATCGACGTAGGCGGTTAGCACCTCATTGACCAGTTCACTCCTCTCCATTTTCAATATAATATAGGTCCAGTTCGTTGATCTCGTTACGAAGAGCCATACGCTCAGTCTTCTTTTCCTCGATCTTCACTTCCATCTCAGCCTTTGCCTTCGCCAGCTGATCAATCAGTTTGTCGTGCTCCTTGAAGAAATCCTCCTGTATCTCGCGCTGCTGCTCCTCGTTTTTCATGACGGCCTCCTCCAGGTCGAGGCGCTTCTTTGCATATTCTTCGAAATTCATACCTCACCTCCTTATCTCTCCAGCATCTCTGCTATTCCACATACCATCGCAATCATCAGAAGGATGGCAAAGGCCACCTTCATGCCATCCAGAGTAAGGTGCCAGGGAGTGATACCCAACACCTGGCAGAACTCGCTTTCACTGACCTTGCGGTCAATCTTCTCACTGAGGTTCTTTACAATCCTTTCAACCTTGGAAAGAACTGTGGGCTGAACCACTTGCCCCAAATTCACTGTCTTTTGCATAATTGCTATGATTGTTTAGCTATTACAGGGAATCCACCCTGCGCGGTATCTTTTTTTGCGCCCTGCCTAGGAAAATAATTTTCCCAGGCGTGGGAACAATTTTTTCTCCGTTAAGGGGGAGACGTCCAAGGTTCCACGACACCGGCTCATGCGAGCCCCCAGTTACGTCCACTCCCTCCTCGCGGATGGGAGCATCTCCCCCATGGGGACAGAGAATCGGCAGCCGGTCCCCTGTCGCTAAACAATCATAGACTTCTGTCGAAAGGACGTTATTCTATCTGGGTGGCTGCCGATGTGGCAATGTTGTCGAGCCAACTGTCTCTGGCTCTCGATATTCAAACTGGCATAAATAATGCCCGATGTTATTTCGGGCGTCATCGTTCGCCCTTGTCGACGCATCGTCGATGATTGTTTAGCGATGGCAAAGGTAGTAAAAGTTTTGATATAAACAAAGAAAATAGCAAGAAAAATGCGATTTCTTGCTATTTTTTGGTGATTTTGTAGGAAAAAGTTCCTATTTGGCGTAAATTATTGTACTTTTTAGCATTTATTTTCCTATTTAATACCGAACTCTGAGAAGATCTGGAGCAATTCAGGCTCACGGATGATCCTGATGGCACATCCGTTAGCATTCAGTTCCTCTATTTTCTTCAACTTGGAGGGACCTGCTCCGTTCCCGACGATGACAATGTTCGTCTTTTGCGAGATGCTGGAATTGATGTCCGCGCCATATTTCTTCAAAAGATTGGCAAGATCCTCTCGCACAGGATAAGAATCCAGGACACCGGTAATCACAACCTTTTTTTGGAAGAAGGGCGTTTCCTTGTTCTCAACCTCCTCTGCAGACAAAGGCTGCTTTGCCTCACTCGACAACTCACGTTTTTTCCTCTCTGCAGCCGATATCTTCTCGTAATGAGGAGCCTCGATAGTCACGCCATTCAACTTCAGCAGGAGCATGGCGCAGGCAGTGGCGTCACAGAGAGCATCATGATGATCGCCAATGGTTACATGGGCTTTCTCACAGGACTGAGTCAGTGACAGGTGCGTAATGGACATCGTATCGATAACCTGGACGATACGACACTCTATCCCGTAATAGGCAGCAGTCTTCTGCAGCACGTCGGTATCGAAGTCTGCATTGTGGCAGACGATGATCTGATCCGTGAAATACTTACCGATGGTACCCCACAATTCCCCGAATGTCGGAGCGTTTTCCACCATTTCGGGTGTAATACCATGTACATACGTGTTTTTTTTCTCCCTGTCATCAGGAATCGGTTTGATTAGTGAGTAAAACTTTTGCTGGATGGTACCATCCACAACCTTTACGATGCCGACAGCACATGCACTGGTATGCTCAGCTGTCATTGTTTCGAAATCTATCGAAACGAAGTTTAAATCTTGTAAATTCATATTTATATTGTTTTAGGGTTTGCTGTTGAAAAGCCCCGATACTCACGTACCAGGGCTGTCGAAGAGTTCAGTTTTACATATGAAACATGCCAAACACCTAACGGAAGGTAGCGGCACTTAGTTCTTTCGATATGTTATCGATGCAGGCAGACAGTTTGCCGTAAGTCTTCTCGCCTGCCGTCTTTATTCCGCGAGCGTATTGGCGCATCAGCGATGGGTTGATGCCGGCTCGTTTAGCGATGTCGCTCACATTCAGGAACGAGAAATACTCGAAGAACGACTGCAGGTCGTATTTATACTCAAACTCGACGGGGAAGACGTTGCCTCCGTGAGCCTGGACATCTTTCTTTGACTCCTCCAGACACATCATCAGGTCTTCTTTCGCCTCTGCCACCGTGGAACCTGCGCCATTCAGTCCGCTATCAAAGACATCTTCCTCGGTATGGCACCAAAAGGAACCGTCTTCTGCTTGTGATACTGTAACAATAACCTTTTTCATATCTCTAATGTTTAGCCTTTAGCCTTAATAAAGAGTCCATCCAAGACGAAAACCGGCTTTTGTAAAGTGGTCGGGGATTACTCCCCAACCAACTTTTTCAAGATTTTCAGGGCAAGTCCTTTTTTGACTTCTCCTGAGTGCCGGGGCACCCATTCGGCTTTTCCTGTCTTAGGATTCAGCCATTTGTCGTGCCTCCCTCCGTGTTCTGCGAAGACGCATCCAGCGTCTTTCAAGCATTTTAGTAACTCGGAAGTTTTCATAATGTAAATGAACTCTTTGTCATTTCTGACGATGCAAAGGTAACAAAAAAGTTATAAACTGCCAAACTTTTTGGTAACTTTTTCGTTACTGATATGTGTTTTTAACATAATCAGACTTGCAGACACAAATTATCCCCGGTGCTCACGCATCAGGGATAATTCAGTTGTTTGAAAAAACTTAAATCAAGGATAATTCTATCTCATGCAAAGATACGGAATTCTTTCCAATTACACAAGAAATTCAGCTGTTTTAACCAAAAGAACACCCATTTTTCGTAAAACACTGAATTTCAGCACATAATCTTCGCTTCCTTGGATTTGCAAGGAAGTCTGACGAAAGGCAGCCCCGCACCGCCCTACGCCCGATACGTAATTACATCGTTTGGAATTTAGCGGAATATGCCAGCGGCTCCAGCCGAAAGCGCGGTCACTGGCGAACGTGAGCGAATGTCTTGCACTGCGTAATTACAATGAGCGGTGCATGTCTTTCGCCACGTGAGGGGGCTGTGGGTGGGCTATAGGCAGGCAAGTGTGCGTCGTTTCCTGGGCATGAGGTACGGCTGTGCCGTGCCGACGGCTCAGGGTGGGCAGGATACGACGCACACTTTCCTGCCTCTGCCTATCTGGGGGTGCGAAGCGGAGTCTTAGCCAGGAACATGGCCATGACGACCTGTGCTCCGACATTCTCGAGAGCACTGATGAATGCACCCGATGAGCGACCTGTGGTGTAGATATCGTCTATCACCAGGACCTTGCGTCCCTGCAGCATGTCGCCCTTCAGGTGCACATAGTGCTTGATGTTGGTGGCCAGCTCGTACTCACCTGTAGTGTGAGCACGTTTGCGGCTACCAACCACCTTCACGTATTCATAGCCATTCTCTGCACCGGTCATCGTGCAGAGTATGGATAGGAATCGCTTCCATCTTCGTGTGTGCGAGTATGTAGTGCTGGCAGGCACGCATACTATCACCACGTCGCTGAGGTCTGTCTGCGAGAGTGCCTTGGCAAACTCCCTGGCAGCCCAGCGGGTATAGACGTTACGTCCGTCCTTGAATCCGATGATCATCCGGTTCACGTCCTGTTGCTCGAACGGATAGCGTGCTATCCTCCTGCGAGGAATGTACCGATGTAATGCATATCTCATCATACGCCCATCATTTTGATGAAGTAACCTGCACGAACCAACTTAGGCAGGACAATGTCTGCGCGTCTGAGAAGATTGATCCTGACGACGGGGACGCCGTCTTCGTAACCGAGGCTTTCGTTCAGGGCGAACGACACCTTCTCTGCATCCTCTCCGTAGGCCACCATGTAGCCGTCGATGCAGTGGAAGTCGAGTTGTTTAGGACTCTTCGACTGAAACTGGAGTTGAAGTTGAACAGCTTTCATATCCGTAATGATTGAAAGAAGCCCAGCGTTACTGCTGAGCTTCCTGTTGATTGTTTTGTTTTGCGATGACTGCCTTGAGGTGGCGCAATGTCTCGTAGGCGATAGGCACGTTCTTTTCTTTCTTCAGTATGAAGATATAGCTGAGCGCCTTGCGTGCCGTCTTGCAGTAGTGCTTCTTGGAGCGGCTGTTGGTAACTGAGATTTCCCATACCATGAAATCCGATGCGTTTGATTTAACGAGCTGTGCAGTAATCTGCTTTTCATTCTGATTCTTCATAATTGTTTTCTCCTATAATTTGACTGTTAGACATTAAAGATTCCTATGCGATTCTATAGACTTCTACGTAGGTGACGTCAATCATGCAATCCTGGGCGATGGCGTCAGCCTTGCTGTGAGCTTCTGAATCCGAACTGGCCTCTATCTCGAACTCTTTGTAATTACCGTCTTCGCCGTTGACCACTACTGAATAAGTGCTTACTCTGCTGCGTCTGCCGAACTGGGTTCCGAATGCTGATGTCTGAATTGAAGTTGTCATACTTTTAAATTTTTTGAGGGTTTAACTTGAAGCCTTGCGGCTTTTGTAATTTTTACGTGCATAGAAGAGCCGGCAAAAGGAAGTCACCCTGAAGACAAGGAATTTCAAGATAAATTCACGGAATACCTTATTTTCTCGTGAGAAAATGAGGAAGGCTGCCGTGAATTTATTGATGCGAATAGCTGACAGTCTTGTCAGCGGTACTTGGCGTGTGACGTTTGCGCTACCTTTGCAAAGGAAAAATACAAGCCACGAGGTGGAAAGGTCCCGTGAAAAAATTAGTATGACAACCTGTTCAGACATGCACGGAACACGTCGGGCAGACCCTGCTGAGTAAATCCCCGTACACCGTCAACGGAGGGAATTACTATGAGTTCTGAGTGGAGGCAGGATTCAGCAGCCCTCAGGCAAGGCCCTTCGACCCCTGCATGATTGACACCACCTACACAGATGTCTGTCCATAGGAATTGTCTGACAGCCTGATTGTAGGAAGAAAGTACTACAAAAACAGTATGAAAAGCCGATAACTGTAGACCTTTTAAGCGCATAAGGGGGATTGGTGGTACGGAAAATCCCAGACAGCTGCTCCATGATGCACCACTCCCAGACGGTCGCATGATCCAGGCGCTTTCATACTGAAGTGTTGGAAGAAAGTACTACACATCGACGAAAAAGCGCCTACCTTCACAGGCAGACGCTATTCCCTAAAACAGTAAAACAAATCAGAACCATTTTAGAATTGGTTTCAACATTATTAAATATGAATTTCGTATCATTGTCCTAAACAAATCCTCCACCGCCAGTTCCACCGCCCGACACGCTGCCTGTCTCTACGGCGATGCAGAGGGTGTCGAAAGCGTCGGAGCCGTCCGTACGAGTCTCCAGACGGTCTTCCTCCGTCTCGGGTTTCTTCTCGCCGGACTTATCCTTCTGGTTCGTGCTGTTCACGGTCATGGCTGAATCGATGGACACCAGCAGGTCGGTGTTGTTTTCCTCGTTGATCATGATGGTGTAATTAGCCTGTCCGACGAACATACGGTTGATGAGTGCATTCTTGACGGGGTGCGCCCATGGGCGACCTATGTATATCTCTCGCACTGTCCATCCTTTTGCCATGAGACAGTGCTTGATGACAGTGTGGAAGTCGTTTTTGTCGATACCGAAGTTGTTGCCCACGAATGTAGCGTCGAAGCAGAACACCACCTCCTTGCGCTTGAACGGCAGGTAGTACTGGCAAAAGTCCTCGACGAGTTCCGGGAGCCTGCGTTCGTATTTCACGAAGAAAGACTTCAGGATTCGCAACTTCATGTCGATGCCGGGCTGGCCCACTACGAGCCAGTTGATGTTGGCATTGGCATCGAAGGCAATATACAGCGGACTCGATGCGTCGATATCCGCATCCGTGCGGCAGTCCACATGCCGAAGTTTTTCCATGTCGAAGCCCAGAGAGTCGATGTATGACTTATCGACGCTGGTGTATAGGTTTCTGTCCGACTTGGCATTATAGAAGCTGTCCTCCGAGTGTTCCACCCTTCTGCACAATATCGTCGTGCGGAAGGTGGCAGGTGGCATGTCGCGCTTGCACTGTGCAATGAAGTCCTCTCCGAGTATCTCCAGATTCTCGATAGAGGAGAATTCCTTATACAGGAATGTATTGGCACGGAGAATATTTATTCCGCGTGACATCCTGCGCAACTGGAACCGATCCATCTTGCTGACTTTTTCGCCCCGTGCCACCTTGTCGGCAATCCTGCAGCGCAGCTCATAGAGGGCAGCCACCAGCCCCTCGAGCATTTTCACCTGCTCTTTGTCGCATTTTTCGCGGTCGTTCAGGAACCATGAGCCTTTCTTCGTCGTTGGCATATCCGAGAATTTGGCTATGCCGTGATGGTAGAACAGTTTGCCGAACTGGTTGCCGTTGCCTCGGTTGGCAGGCAGCGTCTCATCCTTGAACTGTTCGAAGTCTATGAACTTGGCCTCGTCGATGAGGATATAGTCGAAGCTCTGTGAGTTTGATGTTCCTTTGCGGTCCTGGGAGATGACGGTAGCGTATGCCCCGGTATAGAACGAAAGCGTATTCTCCCAGTTCATAGGCTTGATGATAGGCTCCTGCCATCCCCAAGCCTTAGCGGGCTTGCGCCCCCAGGTATAGTGGACACCCTCGACGAAGCCCCACTTGCGAAGATGGGTATCCCACGAGGGGATGATGTTAGTCCACATACGCTTGCTGTTGGGTCCTACCAGTGCCGTGTTCGAGCCCGGCATTCCCTCTATGTTGCGTCGGAGCAGGCTGGCGGCGATGAGTCCCTTCCCCACTCCACGACCGGCTACGACAGTCATGTCCTTCGGCATGAGTGCCAGCGTATAGGCCTGTGCCCTATTCAGATACTGATCCAGCGTCTCCATCTTCTTTCTTTTTATCGGGTTCGTCTGCAATCTCGACGAAGTCCACATCCTCTATGAGGTCTTCATAAGGTGTACCTCCGTATTTCTTGATAATCTGGTCGATATACTTAAACGCATTCGGTATTGGTCTGAAGCCTATCTTTGCAACGTCAAACGTAAAGACGATGTGCGGAACCTCCGACAACCGGTTGTCGAGGTCGTCAGTTTTATCCAGACGGTTGTACTTGCCGTACTGCTGTGCCAGCTTGGCGATGGCTGCAGGATCCTGACGCCGGAGGGCGATGGCGTAGCCCTCCATTATCATGTTGTTGAAGCGCCAGCGGTGCCATTCCTTCGTGCATTGCTGCAGGTTGCCTACGATGGCATGGAGTATCTCCAGGTCACTGTACGCCGTACGCTTCGTCACGCCATATCTCGACTCTATGTAGTCGACATAGGTACGGTCTTTTACGAGAGGATTGCGCAGCATATAGTTGTACACGTCACGCAGACGAATCACGCGTCCGATGACTTCCTCGGCAACTCTGTCATTCCTCATCTCCTCTTCGGGCTTCATGAGGTTGGCTGCATATATGTCGATATCGCTTCTCATTCAATACTTGACTGTGCACGTTGCAGCCATTCGGCAGCCTTCTCGAGTGCCGTAGGCGAGCCGACGCGAGCCAGCTCCAGCGTCTGCTTGTGCAGTTTCTGTGCCTCTTCTGCTAGTACCAGCCGGTACATGCGTCCGATTTCGCTGAAGGGATTCAGAAACTGGGCACGCTCTTCAGTACTCAATCCCAAAAGGTCGCCAATCTGCTCCGGTGTGAGCAGCAGGCTGGCCAGCTCCCTTATTTTCTGTAATGATACCTGTTCCATTTTTGATATCTATTTCAACGGCATCTTGGCTGCAGCAGCAGATGAACTGTTTCATCAGCTGGTCGAAGACGCCTTGATCTGTCGTTATGATGGTTGACTCGGCACGATCGCCGTAAGTCTGGTTCTGTGAGGTGACTACCGAAACGCTCCAGCTGCTGTTCTTGATGAGCAGCACCTTGGAGTGGTTCTGCCCCAGGAATACGGCATCGAAGCAGTTGCACAGCAGCTGTTCGAGCTGTAACGTTTTCCGGGCTGCCCTGTTGTCGAGCAGAATAATCCCCCGTGCGATGTCGCCCTTCCGGCGCATCAGGTAATAGCCGTTAAGGAACGGCTCTGACGTGGAATAGCTGCTGACAAAGACGTTGGCTCTGCCTGTCTGAGCGACGATCCATTTCAGCAGCCCCAGTGTATGGAGCCTCTGTCCGAAGTAGGCCTGTATCGGCTTCTCGGACAGAGGCAGGAGAATGGTTGATATGTTTACACCCCTAGACATTCGGTATGCTGATTCCGAGCGCCTTCAGTTTTTCGACTGTAGCAGGCTTCTGTGTGCCACCCAGTTTGTAGAGCAGGTTAACTGCATCCTGCAGCGCTTCCAGCTGCTCTTCCGTATTGTTCTTTCTGGAAAGTGCACGCGTGATGGCAGTACGTGCTGCACCTGCAGCCTTCACGTCGTCTGCCACTGTGCCAGCATCTCCAGCCTTGTAGGTATCGTAACGCTTGTAGTCGTTACGGATATCCGCATCGGTCTGCAGCATGACATGACAGAGCTCATTACCGTCGCACGGCTCATAGTCCTTGGATGAAGTCATCAGCAACAGCTGTTCATGCATCTGGCGCAGTTTCTTCCATCGCTCCGAATTCTTTTCCCAGAGGACTTTTATGTTTTCCGGCAGGCTGTCGTGGTCGGCACGCTTACCGCGGATGCTCTTTTCGGGAACGGCGCCTTGTTTTTCTGCATTTACATCCACCGGGCGTACGGCCAGCGTCTGGCGCACCTGTGTTACGGCCTTCTCGTTGTAAGCCTTCACCTCTGAGCGCTCCAGACCTCGCGAGGCCACACCGACATACTTTTTGAGGTCGGCGCGAATCCACTTCAGCATAGCCTGTGGGCGACGCTGGGCGGTATTGTATATTGCACGTGACTTGGGGCTGATGCGGAGCAGCCAAAGAGCTGCCTCCTTGATTTTCTCGTCAGAAGGATCTGCAATGGCGAGAAACTCTTCAATGTTCTGTCTAAGCTTTGGTTCCATAAAAAAATCTGTTTTAGGTAAATCGGCAGTCAGGCGTATTCCTGCGGCCCGACTGCCGACGGCATTCTATCTCACATTTCGCTAGCTTCTATCATTCTCCGGGATCGGGATCGGGGTCCTGTTCCTCATTACCGGTGGCACAGTCGATGTACTTGCCAGCGGCGATATACAGTTTGCCTGTGTAGGTCGGAACAGGGCACTCGTCGGTCACCTGGATGGTATATGTAGAGGTTGTAGCTGCCGTTGCCTCTGCACCTGTGTCTCCAGCAGCTTGGACTTTGGTAGAGAACATCTCGTTTCCGAGAACGCAGAACTTGCCGTCACGCTGCTGGTAGACAAACACCATATCGGTCTTGATTGCCTGACGGGCAAAACCCTTCACCTCGTCAGATTGTCCAGCCAATATTGCGTTAGCAGTATTCGTAATAAGTTTAGAACCTTCATCGCCGATAGTCTCGAACGTTACGTTAGAGGCTTCATCTTTGAGGTCCATACACTTCCAGTACTTGCCTTCGGCCAAGGTGAAGTTTCCGTCCAGTATGGCAAGGTCTGCCATTTTCTGTCCGTTGGTACCCGTAATCTTTGGCAGCTTTGGCCATGTTACGATATCAGCCTTGGGGACGAAATAGATGCGACGGCGAATACCAGGCATAAAAGTCTTACCAGGACAAACTTCGATTGAATCGAATACGGTCTTTACATCACATTCCATATGATTAAAATTTTTCTGGTTATACATAGAGGTGAGAAGGGGATGATCCCCTCCTCACTGTTACTTATTCACCGGCAGGCTCTACAGTCAATGCATAGGAAGCCTGTGCGGGATTGTAGTCGTCGTCACCGGCGAAAGCTGCGGTGATGAGTGTGGTACCAGCGGCAACCAGTGTCACGGCACCTGTCGACTCGTTGACGGTAGCAACCTCCGTATCAGAAGAGGTATAGGCGAGTGTCTTACCTACGGGATCGGTGGTAGCCACCTGACCTGCGAACTCTACGCCGACCTTAGCAGTCTTCACGGCATCCACAAAGGATACTGTCACGTCACTCTTGGAAGGTGTTGGCCCAGGCTCCGGATCCGGATCTGGATCAGAATCTGCCGTGATATCGGCAACCATCAGGACCTCCTTGGAGAGGCTACGGATTTCCTCACCATAGATACCTGCGTACTCGAAGGTGCAAACCCATGGTTTGTAAACACCGACATTTACATGGTTCTCCTGACCGAAGATGTCGGTACCGAGCAGGAAGTTCTGCTTGATCGATATCTTGATGTAGTTAGAACCTGCCATATTGTCGAGCACAGCAAACTCGCAACGGTTGTTAGAGCCCTCGAGATAGACCTTGTCGAAGCTCTGGTTGTAAGGCAGAGCGCCGTGACGAGCCTGGTAGTCATCTACATAGGCGTTGTACACCTCCGGGGAGATGTACATGTACACCTTTCCGAGACGCTTCAGCATCTTGTTGGCAGCACGCCAAACCTCCTTCAGCTTCTCAACAGCGTTGGTGCTGTCGATAGCGCCGATTTTGATGTAGTTGCCCTTGGCAGCAGCAATATTGCCAGCCAGGATCTCCTTGGCGATAATGGTGTCGAAAGAGTCGAACAGGTCGGCTGTAGTCTTGCCGGCTTTGTTACGCACACCGCCAACGAATACAACGTCGTTGATATGCATACCAATCTTGGCAGCGAAAAGGCTGACGATCTTACGTGCGACATCCTGTTTAGAGATGGCAATGCCCTGGGCAATGCTGTCGCCGTAGATGCTGTGCAGCAGAGGCAATGCACGGAAGTTTTTGGCACAGTTGCCTGGATATACCACAAGGGTACGTCCCTCGATAGTGTAGTCAGCATCGTCGATGTTGTCTTCACTCCAAGGAGCAAGCTGTGCATCACCATCCAGCTCTCCAAATGTAATCTGGTTGCGAACACCGGGTAGAACTGTGATATACTTGGCGGTCTGAGACTGCAATGTCTGGAAAGGCATTGTAATCAGCTGGCGCTGAAACTGCTGGCAGCTTTCGCGCAGAAGCTCAGGGGTGATGGCCTCCTGGAGCTCGTCAATGGTCATGTCTTGAATCTTAGCCATAATCCTATTACATTAAATTGTTGATGTCTTCGAGAAGATCCTTAGCGGAAGCAAAGGATTTCTTGTTCTCTTCATCGGCAGGGTGCACAGTGGTGTCGTCACCTGCCTGCTTCTTAAAGTCGTCATACTCCTTCTGGAGTTTAGACAAAGCGTCATCTGCCGTTTTCTTTGCGTCCTCGGCAGCCTGTTTCTCAGTCTTCAGCTGCTGGATGAGATCATCCTTCGCCTTCAACTCATCTTCAATCTTCTGCAGTTGCTCCTGGTTGAGAACTGCTTCGTTCTTCTCGTTGAGATTGAACGACTTGACGGCCAATAAGGCACATACAAGATTCAGAATCAATTCTTTCATTGGCGTATTAATATTGGTTTGGTTGGTTTGGTTTTCATCCTGGGCAGGCTCACCATTGCCTGCAGGTGCATCTTCCTCATCGTCCTTCACGATATTCATGATATCGCGACCGATGGATTTCAGACGGTCCAAGAAGGACGGTGTGCGCAACTTCTCGTTTTCCTCTAAAGGGATGTCTGGAAGTCCGAAATGTGTTGTCAGACCATCGTGCGTCGCATAGGCATTCTTGACAGCCTTTGACTGTGACTGCAGCATGTTGTCGTCGAGGATCTCGTCAACGATACCGAATTCGAGTGCCTCGTCGGCAAGCATCCATTTCTCTTCATCCATCTTTGCGAGGATTTCTTCCAGTGACTTGCCGTTACGGGAAGCGTATATCTGGGCTATTGCCTTATCGAAGGTGTCCAAGTCGTCACGCTGCTTCTTGAACTCCTCGATGAGTTTGTCAATACCGTGCTTGTTGGCTGACGTCCAGACGTCCATCATGTAGCTGGAGTTATGGATGAGCATCATGGAGCCTTTGGCGATCTTCACGCTTTTGGCTTTCTCACACAGCACTGTGGCTGCAGATGCAGTCATACCGATGATGTACATGTTGCAGTTGCCGTGAGCTTTGATATACTCTCCGATGGCTATACCCTCATCGAGGTAGCCGCCAAAAGAACTGACAGCAATGTTCAGTTCCTTATCCTTGTTGCCGGCAAGGAAGGTCTTCACCTGGTCTGCGGTCGTTCCCTTCTGTCCAGTCCACCAGTCATAGACGACGCCGATGGTACCTGTGATATAAAAATCGAACTTCATATAATAGCTCCTTATCTTAACATTTGCTGCAAAGATAAGGAGCCGGAAACTGTATAGAAAATACTTGTACTATACGATAGCAAGCATTGGATGGAGGGTATTCCAAGAGACAGTGACAGTCTTCAGGACTGAGTCTCCCGGCTTATCCGGATACGGGTTGGATTCCTTTATAATAGGGTACGGACGCGCATCTGTGCCTACCAGCAATCTTTCACCGCTAACGGTCGTAAGCAGGAATGATTGGTGCTTGAGTTGAGTGACCCTCTTACAGGCGACCTGGAAGGTAAGAGTGACCGAATAGGTGCGCTGCCTGTTCTTTACCTCGTCTTCCATCTTTACGGCTGCAAGACCTACTAGGTTGTTAATTTTCGTGAAATTAACATTTTGTGGAATCTTACATATTGACGCTCCAAGGAATTTCATTCCCGACAATTCGGAGCATGGGCAATAAGCCACTTCTTTGATATGAATGAGACTGTTCATTGTTGTACGTATTTGTTTGGGTTTGTATTACTTTGTACGGGTATGAAGAAAAAGGCGCACGATGACATCAAAATATTTTTCAGATATTTTCGTGTTTATAGCCTCGTGTGACATTTATTCCTGCTTTTTTACGATAAGACTCCATGATGCGGTAGAATTTCTGCCGCACATTGTCGAACTGGTCAATGTCTATTCCGTTGTCGGCCATCCAGTCGTAGATGAGATTCGTCTGGCTGACTCCACGACAGCCGATATCTGTCAGGCTTTCATACAGGTGAATACGGAAAAGATCGTCGATGGCCTCTTTTATGCCATCTCTGCCCGGTTCTGTCAGGTAGTGGTAGTCTCTCGGATTCTTGGACTTAGAGAAAGGAATGACAATGGCCACCTCATCGCTCTGCTTCGTCTTAGGCACGTAGCCTTCCGGCGGTTGCTTTAGGAAATGGCGGATAACGGCATTGATATTCGACTGAGCGGGGAATACGCATGGATTTCCGAATCGCTTCAGGCACCACTGACGTTCATAGGCTGGTAATTTGATGTAGATAAGGAACTCACTCATGTTTAATATGTTTCAGATTTGCCTGCAAAGATAGAGGTTTTCCCAAATAAATCCAAACTTTCCGCACCAAAAATAAACTCGCGCACGTATACCCAAAAAGGCGCACACGACTGCACACAACTGCACACAAATGCATAACTATCTGAATTATAGAACGTTAATTCAAATTGAGTTTGTGTGCAAACCCTTTTTTTTGTGTGCAAAACCCCATTTTTGTGTGCAAAATAGATTTTTGTGTGCAACGTGTGTGCAAAATGTTAGAGTTTGTGTGCAGCCTTTTATCCTTATTGTTTTTATGTTATATACTTGAAAATCAATAAATTAAAAAGTTTGTGTGCAGTTGTGTGCAGTTGTGTGCAGCGATTTTATCGCGCGCGCGCGCGTTAAACAGATTAAAGTTCCGAAAAAAAGGCTTGGCCATACCCCAAAAAAGAATGCCCGACATTCTCATGCCAGGCATTCCAAAGATGATAAAATCCTTTAAAAATGATATGTTGTTAAAAGAAACTCGGGTCGATGGTCTCGTTTACTTCTTTAGCCTCTTGCTCAAGATAGTCTTTTTCCATAGTGTCTGCCTGCTCTCCGGAAACAGTCTCCAGGTTCAGGTCGAATTTATCCTTCAGCATACGGTAGTCGAAACACATACATCTGTCGAACTTGGATATCTCGACGGCTTTGGTATGTTCATTGTCAACCTGCCGGTATTCCACCTTTGGCTTGCCGTCCTCGTACTGTTTCCACCTTTCGCAATTCTTCTGTCCCAGGTATGCCGTCGATGTAGTCAGGTAGTAGCGGATAGAATCCTTTGACATTACCGACTCACCCTGCTGCTTGGCCATACGCTTGTACTGTCCGATGAAATGGTTCAGTCGAATCATGAGAATCGGTGTATCCGTATTATACTCCTTGGCAACCTGGTCTGTCTTAAGTTTACGCAGATAGCGTATCTTGAAGTCAGCGTCGGCATGTATCATACCCTCTTCATTAAGGTATGTCATGGCGTTCCACAGGTTGCCCAGCTCGTTATTGGAGAGAACCTCTGAGTTCTGACGCTTGATGTCTGCAATAACGAGGTCTTTCATCTCTTCATACTCGAACGGCAGCTCGAGTGTACGGTATAGCGTCTTGTATGCTGTCAGCAGGATGACCCAGTTACGCCAGAGTCGGTCTTCTATCTGCGCTCCGTCGATATGATCATACACTTCATTCGTAACGTCATTGTAGTTTTCGTAGAAGGAACTAACGAAGAGCTGCCGGTGTGAAAGTATCTCCTGTGTCAGGTGCTGCAGCCCCATTTTTCTAATATCTACCAGATGGTTGAATTTATCCTTGGCTGCCCTGTCGTGTGTCGTAGAGTCATGCGTGAGGAATATCATTCGTGAGAACATGGCGATATCGAGCGTTGGCATTTCCTGTCCAGACACGATAACGCCACAGTCAACCGGAGTCTTCTCTATCTGCTTTCCCCTGTCCATATCCATACGTGCGCGTCCGACACCGTCATAGGCGCCCTTGATAATCTCGATGATCTTCATGTCGAGCGTGTTTTTATACTCGTCGAGGTGGCATAGGCCATTAGCCGACATGGCAAGAGCCTGTGACAATCCTGGTGCCGTTGTGTTACGCAGGTTCAGCGGTCGGTCTCCGATGGTAAAGAACCGCATCAGCGTGATACCCAGTTCCGTCTTTCCGGATCCTTTAGGGCCGAATAGGTTCAGCAGCGGGAAGTTGGTGGTATATGAGGTGATGACATCCCTGAACAGGGAAGCCAGCAGATAGCAGATGGCTATCTTGGCATTGTTTCCGAACACCTCTACCATGATGGTGGAGAAATCGCGTAGCGATATACTGGCGTGCGTGTCCGGCTTTATGAACTGACGTTCGAATCCGAAATAAGAAGTATCGTCAGCATAGATATCTGATGCGCCCTGCAGGTAATAGTTGTCCATTTCCTTGTCTTCATCATGGAGATGGACGATACCCATATGGTCTGCAGGAATGAATTTGTTGTTATAGATGCATCCGTTACCGAATGCCCAGAATCCCTTGCGCTGCCAACCGTACTGACGAATCTTGATGGCAGTACCGGTGATATCGTACAGGTACTTCTTCAATGTCATCAGTTCCTGGATGGATGCATACCATAGGAAGTTTCCGTTCGACTCTACCTTTATCATGAATTTCTGTATAGACACCAGCTCTTCTGCGTTGAGTTCCAGCGTACGTGTCTGGCCGTCCACATTGGTTATCTCGTACAGACGTTTCGAGTCATCGACGCCCATGATATGGTAGAGCGGCTTCATCTTGAAGTTAGACCACTGCAGTTCGTTACCGTCCTTCTGAGAGAAATAACAGTTATGTGTCTCATAGAATCCATATTTCTGCAGGTCGATGCCGGATTTCTTAGTAGTGCGCCTGGCTTTTTCGTCGCTACGACGCTTTTTCGCCTCGTTGATAGCATTCTTCCACAGGTTCTTATGTCCGTACTTAGCTGAGAGCGACTCGACGAAACTTGCCCTCGTGTATTCGTCGCGTTCGGTAACGAGGATATCGCAGATGTCACGTACGGCGTCGCTCTTAGCGGTATCCGTTTTTTCTTCGTCGTAGACATGTCGGGCATACCACATGACGAAGTCTTCATTGCTGACTGCTTCAACTTTCGCAATATTGTTGAAATAGCTGTCAGCATCCTGTTTCTTCCCGTCATCGGTTGGCGGTATCTCTTTGACCAGGACTCGGAAGCCTTCCTCCATAGCCATCTTTCCGTTTTTCATCACAGCGGCTATCCCTGCTTCGTCAGCATCCGGAATAAAGCACAGTGAAGCCCTGTATCGTTTGAGCATGTCGAACTGTTCCTTGGTGAAAGCGGTTCCCAGGGCCGCGATGGTGTTCTCGGCACCTATCTGCTGCATCTTGATAACATCAGGACCTCCTTCGACTACGTAGAACAATTCACTCCTGGCGCCTTTCTTGTGTGCGATGTCGAGTCCGAATAGCGTGCTACCCTTATGGAAGAGGAACGAGTCGATACTATTGATATATTTCTGTCCTTTCTCCTTATGCTCGTCCATCGTTCTGGCCGTGTATCCGATTATTCGTCCGAACTTATCCCTGATAGGAATCATCAGCCTGTCGTTGAAGAATCCGTATTCGTTGCCCTTTTCAGAAACGCGGATAAGTCCCAGTTCCTTCATGATAGGGATCGACAGCCCTTTTTTCTTTGCGAAGGTGATGATGTCATCCCATTGTGGGGTGGAATATCCAAGACCACGTTCAACGACTTCGGTCATTCCCCATCTGGACTTGGCATAGCTAAGGGCAGCCTTTGCCTCAGGCGTGTCTGAGTGAAGATTCTCAATGAAGTGTTTCTGAACATACTCATAGATGGCGAACGCGGATTCTTTCTTGTGAGCCAGTTCGATTTCTTCTTTTGTCTTTTCCCTATCCTCCTCTTCCTCGATTTTGATATTGTACTTCTTAGCAAGAAATTTGCAGGCTTCCGGAAAGGACAATCCCTCTATCTTCTGGATGAAAGAGATAGGACCGCCTCCCTCTCCACAGCTGAAGCAGAGGCAGATGTTCTTAGAAGGACTGACGGAGAATGACGGTGTCTTGTCTTTGTGGAAAGGACAAAGGCCTTTGTAGTTAACTCCCGCTTTTTTCAAGGTTACGTAGTCGCTAACCACATCGACGATATCCAGTTCTTGGATTTTTTGAATGTCAGAGTCTTTAATCATGATCTTTTGATTTTATCATCTGCAAAAATAGTCTATAGGTTTCTCACATTAAAATACAAAGGAAATCTTTTTCTTGGGTTCCAAAGGAAGCCCTCCGAAGAGGGACTTCCATGAAAGTTCAATCAACAAATAATAGTGGGGTTCGCACCCACGGGGCTGCCTTTTCAGTCCCTGTTTGGTTAATGATAAATAAAACGAATATTATAACTAAAAACTGTACGGGACTTGCACCCGCCCTGCTGTCCTTTCAGCAGTAAATAGAATGAATGATGTTATTGTTTAATCCCAAAATCTATCTTGAGTTGACAGTCAAGCGGTTCCACCTTCAATCTGCTGTATACGCTTTTCGGATGGTTTCTTTTTGCCAAGACATCGCGGATTCTTACGGCATCCTCTTTATTGTACGGTCTGCTGATCACAACCCTTTCCTTCGTCAGCCTGTTTATGGCTGTGATGACGTATTTGCTATTTCGGATTCGGATATCGCTGCATCGTTTATTCATTGTTGTATCTTCTCAAAATAAAAACCTGTACCTTCAGACGGATGGCTGGAGCCTAACAGACAAGGAGTAGCTGCATTATACAGGAACTGGCTGCACTGGCTGAACAAATCGCAGAAGTGATAACAGATATCGCTCCTCAAGTGCGAACTGGACAGCTGCTGTTCTCCAAGGTCACGAAGCTCGTACGTCTCATTGTCGATGGTAATGGTTACTTGTTTCATTCAATATCATTGGGTTTTAGTTATTCTTCTTCGCCATCATAATCTCCCCAACAGTCACAATGATAGTAGGGGCAGCGGTGGTCACATTCGAACGGATCGTGCTCACAAGGCGGCGAAACCTTCCATGCGTCATACATAGCTTCTGAAATCATATGTACTTTATTGTTATATCAAAAATTAAGATTGACCTCAAGATTCATCTTGCAGATTGATTTTGTCCTGAGGATAAATACATAACTGTCGTTATAAGTGCTGCTGTCGGGCTTTGCAGAAATCTCAGGAACTGTCTCTTGCCACCTGTCCTTATACTCCCTCTTTTCGTACTTGAACGGCCTGCTCCTGGGGTATTTCTCCTCCAGCTCTTCCTTCTTTGCCTTGATGTCATCATAGATATCGGGGATGCAGTCTTTATGCACCACCGTATGGTCGTACCTTTCTTCTACATAGTGACCCAGCTCGAGTCCCATCTTATTGACAGACAGATACGTCTGCACTTCAATATATAACCACTTGTCCATAACCTTCTCTTTATATGTTTATTGAAACACTAAACTTCTTGTTCTCCAGGGACGGAAGCATCTTCCTGGCATAATGGTATAACAACTTCTCGGTGATTGGAACCAACGGGTTGACTGGCATTCTCAGGGTTTTGTAAAATTTTGCCCCCCCCGAAATCATAACGTCAAATGATACGTAATTCTTCTTAATCATAATCTTAATCTTTAATTTATATTACTTTGCAACTTTCTATATTGCGTTCACGGCGGATATTACTTAATTCCCGCATCGAGCAGCCGTACAAACCATATTTGAGGTCAGAGATATGGCTAGTGCCTTCTTTCAGCCTGTCTAATAACTTGTTGAATCCATATTCTACTGCAAGCTCCGCTTTTTCTTCCGATATGTGGAATTTCCTGACCAGCTTTCTTGCCAGTTCGTCACGGAACTGAAGCAGGTAAAGAGTGACTTCACTGAAATCTGAAGTCTTGTAGGCCTGCAAAAGCATTGTGCCCTCTCGAACCTTCCTGCTGAGGTGATAAACACGTGAACGATTTAGCTCGTCGTTCCACCTATGGAACCCTTTTGCGCAAGGAGTAATCTTTTCTATAAGCTGGAGCTCCCCTCCTGTTTCTGTGACGTTTAAATCTTGTGGTATATCTTCCACTTTTATGTTCCTGACGGCAGCAAAGCGTAAACGGTTAACGTTTATCTTTTTCTCTTTGCCGTCTCTATAGAGTGTAGCCAGACGAGAACCCCTTCGGTTGGGGTTTGTGCTGATTTCTTTTACTTTGTCGCGCTTCACTCTAAACACTTTGCCAGAGTTCGGATCAATCCAGTAAGACGGAAATCCCTTGATGGGCTTCACTTCGTCAGGAAGGTTAACCCCTTTTCTTTCTTCCTGGAGGAAATTCAGACAGCGGTTGATGTCGCCTGAACGCATACGGACTTTACGTCCGTTGATGATCTTTTCCGCACACCAACGCCCACGGCGGTCCGGTTTCCCTGCCTTGGTACCACGACTGCTCTCGTCCCAATATAGGCATCCCTTATTCATAGAATCACCCAAACTTTAAATCAAGTTCCTTAACACGTGTGCGCCCCTTCAGACATTCTCCGAAGGCATTCCAAACATGGCGATTGTTAGACACGTAACCGACAAACTCGCGTACCTTACCGTTACGCACTTTCACTTCTTTCTTCTCGACGTAGATGTCCAGCGCGTCGATGGCCTTTTCAAATTCTTCTACTGTGTGCATACTTTTAATATTTAGACATAAAATCAAATGGTCGTAACTAAGAGTTTTACTATTTCTTTCGAAGACTTCAGACGGAACCTGTTTTTGATTCGATACAGAACATTCTTAATGCACGAACATGAGATTCCAAGTTTAGCGGCTATCTCTTCATGAGTATGCCCAGAAGCAGACATTCGTGCTATTTCTTTCTGGCGATCAGTAAGCCCAAGAACTTTAGGCTTACAGATAACACCTCTGTACGGACATTCGCAGACGATGGGGCACTGTACTTCCTCAATATGCATAATGCCGTCATCGATATCGTAAGAAAGACCGTCGAACTTTCCGAAATTGCAACGAATAAATCTATGAGTGACCAGGTAATCGAAGTAAGCTTTGTTGAGTTTCGACCTTTCATAAAGCTTTTCAAGAGCCTCGAAGGCATCAGGGAACTGAAACTCGATAATACCTTTAACGTACTGCACTAATTCTTTGCAGTCCGCGTTGTATTCGTAAAGTCCAGATGACTGTTCCTGCACCATAATTTTTCCTTCTGGTGTGATGAAGAATTCAATTTGCTTCAT